GTGTACCGTCCTCGATAAGTGAGATTGTACCGTGCTTTAATTCACCTGCGGCATATGCTTCACTGTGAATATATGATATTTCCTTTAGCTTTAGTGAGCCTTCAAGAGATACTGCATAGTCAAGGTTTCTGCCGATAAAGAATATTGAATGGCAATTATAGAACTTTGAGGCAAGATACTGAACATCTTCTTTAGATTTAAGAATTTCAGCAACCTTATCCGGAAGTGACTCAATTTCTTTAATAAAGTCAGCATATTCTTCTTTAGAAATTTTACCTAATTTATCAGCCATATATGCGGCGATAAGGTATATAACAGTAAGTTGTGTACTGT